CGCGCACGATGGGGTAGTCCGCCGTTGTCGCGCCGTCCGCGATGCTCGCGGGGTATTCGAGGTCGGGGTCGGCGGCAGTAGAGCCAGCCGCGCCCTGGATGACCTCCAGCGTGACGGACTCCACGCCAGTCGATGCCGACGCGGCGTAGCGTGCCACAACGAGGTCCGAGCGCATGGAGCCCGTCGCGCCGTTGGCGATGGAGACGACGCTGCTGCCCGTGAGACGGACGTGACGACCGTCGAGCAAAAAGTCGCACGCGCCGATGGAGCAGGTGTTGGCGTTTGCCATGGTGACGCTGGGCGCTGACCCGAGCATGACCTTGCCTTTGCCGACGGCTCCCATAAGGAGACGGCCCACATCGTCTCCGCTGACGTGCACCTCGCCGCTGTGGCCCGTGATAAGCTCGATTGCCATTACTCAGCACCCCCCTCGGTGGTGTCGGGGTGGGCGAGTTTGTAGGCGTCGTACTCCGCCTTGAGCGCGGAATACTTGTCGGACCACCACTTCGCCGCCGCGTCGCGCTCGTCCGCGCGCTTGTTCGCGGCGTCCAAATCCGCCTGCGAGACGATGGCGCCTGTGCCGTCCTTGGCGAACTGCGCCCACACGGCGTCCACGCCCTCGGCGATTGCCTGATATGCCTTGGCGTGGTCCGCGCACACCAGCATGGTACGCTCCACCCCCTGCGCGTCGATGCGGCGGCGCACCGAGAACTGGTCCGCGCCGTCCGAGCCGGGGATGGCGTACGCGTCGGTGGCGCAGCTCGCCACGTCGCAGGCGTAGTGGGTGAATCCCTCCGTTGTTGCCACAGTTGACTCCTTACCTCAAGGTGGTTTCGTATGAGACTGTCGGCACCGTGCCGCTGAGCGACAGCACCTTCTTCGTGACCGTCGCGGTCGCGCGGATTCCCGTCACGGGGTCGGTGCCGCCGACGAGGTCGCCGAGGTCGTAGCGGTTCGAACTGAGACTTATGTCGACATTCTGACTGTCAGACCAGTACTCCTTGAGCTTGTCCGTTCCGTCGCTTTTGAGCTTTTTTGCATCCTCGGCGCCAGAATCGTCATAAACATCGGCGATTTCATCAAGTCCCTTAAGGCTCTGTGTGGTCGAAACATTTCCTTTTGAGTCCATGTAGAGATCGAGAACGGTGCGCTCGGCAAGTTCGCCCTGACCGAGGCAGACCAGGTGGTTGACGGGCTTTTTGACGCCTATTGCCACCGCCGTGCCGACCTGCTCCATGTCCTCGGTGTCGGTGAGGTCCTCCGCTTTCGTGATGCTCAACATCACCTTGTGGGCCACGTCGTCGTATCGAGCTACGGCTTTGCATTTGTGGTCAACGAGAAGCTGCCACAGCGCGGACCAGCCGCCCATGTAGCGACCCGTGTCGGTCTGCGCCTCGTCGTTGTTCCTGCCTTTGAACGTGTGCGACGCGCTAACTCCGGACTTGCCGCCCGTGACCGCAAAAACGTCCGTAGCTCCGAGCTGTTTTATCAAAGAGGAGGCACAGTCACGCATGTCGCCGCTCACAGTGAAATAGGCGCTGCCGCTGGGTGGTTTAAGAACACGGTTCTCAAGCAGCCCGGTCCACGTGACGCCGCTCACCCTGACGGAACCGTCGACATTGTGATCGACGCCGCGAACAACGCCGAACACATCAGTTCCCTCGACGTATATAAAGGAGCGAAAATCCGGAACTTCCTGCGCCCCCGCGAGGGTCAGCTCGAAGTCGTTCTCGTCGGTTCCCCACGCGAAGTCCCCAGACTTGACATTGAGGATGCCAACGTCATTGAATTTCGAACCGTCCGTATATATCAGTTCCAAGGCGGTATCACCGTCTTTTCGATCACGGATATGTCGGCGACGATATCCTGCGGAACAGTCACGGTGACGTATCCAGGCGGTAATTCCTGCCAGATATAAGTCCCGCAGCCCTCGACGCCGCGTACGCGCGACGAGTACATGTTCTGTTTCTTTCCGTACGGCAGGCGGAGATATATGGCCTCGCCCGTGACGTTGCGGTTGAACGGGTCAACTACAAGCTGCTCGCCCGCCGACGCCGACGCAGACAACCCGTAACGATTTGATTTCTGCGTTCCGTCTGCGGTGGTTACAGTGACCACCGAATAGGGGTTGCTGCACGGGCCGTAGAACCGCAGCCCGACCGCGAACTTGCTGCCCTGCGTACCGAGCTGGCGCGTCGTTGAGACTATCGACGTGCCTGCGAAATCGAACTCGAAATCGGCCGGCAGGTCGAGGCCGGTCGTTATCGCGCCGCTGCTCGCCCCGCTCTCGACGTGGAGGACGGTTGTTCGGTGCCAGTAGCCCTCCGGAGAGACGAAATCAATGGATGCGCGAGCGCAGTAGTACTCAAGCTGCCAGTTGGTCCATTCGAGCTTTTTGACGCGGCAGTTGACCGACCACCCGTCAAAAGACAGCACGCCGTACTTCGAGTTAACACTGTCGTACATGAGCACGTCCTGTATGCGCTCGCGCTCGGCTAGGCTCGTCGTGACGATGTTGTACGAGAACTCCTTCGGTTTCTCATGCCACTTCGAGATGAGTCCGAGGTCCACGTCTGCGTCGAACTCGTAGCCGTGGACCTCGTTGTTCGTGAACCGAAGGATGACGCTCTCCCCAGCGGCGTTCGTGTAGGTGTTTACCCAGGGCATCGCGTCATCTCCTTAAGCGATTGCGGAGCGTGTCAGACGGGCCAGCTCGCGCTTGTCGACGGACACGTTGTTCGGGATGGCCGCGACCACCCTGGTGACCGCTCGTCCGACCTCGTCCGCGACCATCGCCTGAATGTTCGACTGGTTGATGCCGAGCGCGACGGCGTTCGGAAGGTTTGCGGCAACTGGCATCTCGGCGGCAATAGCAGACGCGATAGGCAGCATGTATCTCGTGTTCGTAAGCGGTATGACCGTGCCGCCAGTGGCCCAGTTCACGACCGCCTCTGCGCCCGCCTCGCCGACCCAGCCGTTGTTCGTGAGTGTCGGCCCGTCCGCGATGTAGCCACTCGCGTGCTTCGGGATGTACGGCCTATGCGACACAGAACCAGTTGCGCTGCGGTCTTTCGCGTCCAGCCGAGAGAAGTTCGCCGCCGCCTGCTGCGAACCTGTGGCCTTGTAGGCTATCTCACGTGTGATCTTCACGTACTTCGGGTAATCGGCCCACCTGTCGAGCTTGTCGAGTGCGCTCTGTAGATCTTTTGCGCCTTTGACGTCGATGTTAGCCTTCTTGTTGGCGACGGGCGTGCGATTGTAGTTCTTAATCATCCCGATGAGCTTGTTTATGTCACCGCCGCAGCTCGACAGCATCGCGGCGAACTCCTCGCTTGAGATGTTGTTGAGGTTCTGCGCCGAGATGCCTGCGTCCTGCATGGCGCGGATGAAGTCGGCGCTGTACAGACCAGCTTCCTCCAACGCGGACTGCACCGACGAGTCCATGTTCAGCATGGCCTCGACCATGTCGGCCCGAACGTCGTCGGCGGCGATGCCGAGGTTGCCGAGCGTCGCGACGGTCTTGTTAATGTCGTTCCCGCAGTTCGCATAGAGCCGCCTAAAGGCGTCGGCAGACACCTTCGACATGGACTTGGACGATACGCCCGCATCATCCATCGCCTGTTGCAGCGTCGATATGTCGCCACCAGCCGCCTGTATGGAGTCGATGAGGTCCTTCATGGACCCGCTCGTTGAGTCGCCCAGCTTGCTGAGTGCGCCGTCTGACGCGTCTGCCAGCGAATCGTAGCTCACGCCGAGCATGTCGAGCGCGTCTGCGGCGGCGTTGAACTTTGTCGAGTCCCCGATTACGTCGACCATGCGGTTCAGGGTGCCCGTCGTGTCCTGCGCGGCGCGGTTCAGGTCGTTCTGCGCCTGCGTGGCGTCGGTGAGCGTGCTCTCAAGCTCGTCAACGGCACCGTCAGCCGAATCAAGCGCGGCCTCGGCGTCCTTGACGTTCGCCTTCGCCTTCTCGACCTCGATGTTGTACGCGGCCTCGGCGTCGGCGAGCGTGCCTCCGTACTTGTCGACGTAGTCGCGCTCGATCTTCGCGCGGTTCGTCAGTAGGTACTGGTATTGGTCTTGGGCGTCGTTGAGCGCCTTCTGCGCATCGGCCTGCTTACCGATGGCCTCGGTGTACTGCGGCTTGTAGTACTCGATGAGCGCGGCGGTCTTGCGAGCCTCGACGTTGTCCCACAGGGCGTCCGTGTTCTCCTGCACCTTGCCCGTGTTGTTGTCGATGATCTCGTTGTTGGCGTCGAGACCGTAATTGGTCCCGCACTGCTTGTTGACCTCTTCGAGCGCGGTCTTGAGACGCATCTGCTCGTCCGCGCTCAGGCTGGACTTGCCAGCGAGGTCATTGATGACTCCCATGTATGCGTCGAGCGTGCCTGCGGTCTTTCCGTATTCCTCGTTCGCGCTGTTGATGCTGTTCGCGAGGTCTACGTTGCCCTGTTGGACGTTCTCGATGGACTGCCGCGTGTTGTCGAGCGACGCGGCGATTGAGCCGATGCTGTCGGACATTTCGTTGACGCTCGCGACCGACACGTCTGCGGACTCGCCGATGCCAGACACGGCATCGTCAAGCCCCTCGGTTGCGTCCTTCGCGAGCTTCGCCTTCTGATAGAGGTCGTACAGCTCCTTGGCTATCATCGCGACGCCAGCCACGACGATGGCGACCTTGCCGAACCTCCAAAGCTGGGAAGCGAACTGACCAGCCACGACGCCTGCCTTCTGCGTCATGGTCATGCCGGCCGTGAGCGACTTGACCATCTCGATGCCGCCCTCCTTGTACGCCTTCGCGACGGCTGCTGAGCCGTTCGTGACGGTTGCGACGTACTTGGAAAGCTCGTCGCCCGCCGTCTGCGCGGTCGAAACGACGGTGAGCATCGGGCCGAGCAGAGCTGCGCCGCCCATGCCCGCGACGATGCCGGTCTTCGCTCCTTGGCTAAGTCCCGAAAAGGCCTCGGTGGCGTCCCGCAGGACGCCTGTCATGGTCTTGAGAATCGGCACCGCGCCCTCGCCAAGCTCGGCGGCGGCGTTCTGCGCCATGTTGCGCATTATCTGCATCTGGCCCGAGAATCCCTCGGCCTTCTTGGACGCCTCGTTGGCGGCGTCACCCGCGGCACCCCACTGGTCGGACACGCCGTCCCACGCGTTCTGGGACATTTGCAGGTTGTCATCCAGACCGTCGACCGTCTGCATCAGACCCTCGATGGCCTGCTTCTGACGGACGGACGTGATCTTCATCCCCTGCAGAACGGCGTCCGCGGAGCCGCCAGCCTGCTCGATGCCGTTGAGACCCTTGACGAAGGCCTCAAGCGCGGCGGTCGGGTCGCTCTCCCACGTCGAGGCGAACTTCTCGGCGCTCATGCCAGCCACGTCGGCAATCTGCTGCAGGCTGTCCTTGGCGTCGGTGATGTTGTTCTCAAGCTCGCCGAAGACGGACTGCGGGTCCTTGCTCCACGCGTCCACGAACTCGTCGGCGGTCATACCCATGAGGTTTGAGAACATGGTGAGCTTGTCCCCGCCCTCCTGGACTGCGGACGAAATGTTTTCAAACGACATATCGACCGTACCGCCAGCGGCGGCGACGGCGGTCTCCATGAAGCTCATGGTCTTGGAGATGGCGGTACCAGCCGCCTCGGACTTCTGGCCCGTCGACGCGATTGCCGAGGACCACGCAAGGACCTGCGGTGTGCTCATGCCGACGATGGACGCCATAGAGCCGATGCGCTCGGCGATATTGACTATCTCCGACTCGGTGGATGCTCCGTTGTTTCCGAGTCGCACGAGGGCGTCCGCGAAACTGCTGTAGTCGCTCTCAGTCATGTGCATGATGTTCTGCAGGTGCCCGATTGCGGTCGCCGCCTCGTCGGTGTCGAGGTCGGTCGCCACGTCGATGTTTGACACGGCCTCGGCGAATGAGTCGAGGCTTTCGGTCGCGACGCCAAGCTCGCCGCCGATTGCCTGAATCTCAAGAATCTGGTCCGCGGTGGTGACGTGCGTGGTCGAGAAGTCGATTGCCGCCTGACGCAGCGACTCGAACTGACTCTCGGTGCCGTTGACGGTCTTGCGCATGTCGCGGTAGGCGGCGTCGACGGTCGCGGACGCGTCCATGACCTTGTAGCCGAGCATGGACACGGCGGGAGTGACGGTCGAGTAGAGGGTCATGCCGATGGACTTTAGCGTGGACGGGTCGATGGCGTTCGTGCTCTTGACAAAGTTGTCGGTCTTCTGCCGAGCGTCCTCGACCTGGTCGCCTGCCTGACGCGCCGCGGTTGCGGTGTTCTTGTACGCGTTCGCGGTGTTCGCGAGGTCTGCGTTGCGGTTGGCGGACTCCATCGCCTCGCCGGCCTGTTTCGCGGCACTCTCGGTCTCGGCGATGCTCTGCTTGAGTTCGTCCTGACGCTTTATCGCGTCGGTGAGCTTTTCGCTGTACTTCTCGGGGCTGAGCCAGAAATCGTCTGGGATATCGGAAAGCTCGGCGAACGTACGTTTAAGCTCTTCGAGCTTGCGTCTGTACTCGTCTGTCTCTTCCTCGTTCTTCTGAATGTCGGCGAGGATTCTGTCGAAATCGCCCGCCGTGTTAAGCGGATTGTCCCACGCGGCGTTGAGTTTCCTGTACTCCGCCTCAAGGCTTGAAATGTTGGATTCGACCTGCTTTATCGCGTCAGAGGCCTTCTTCATGGCCTCGGTGCGACCGCTGCCTGCAGCCTCAGCCGCCTTGAGCTGCTTGATGGTGTCCGTCACCTGCTGGTACTCGGTGCGGAGGTTGTTGAGCGTCGCGCGCTGGTCGCGGTACTCCTTGGTGGCGCCCTGCGCGGAATTGCGGGCGTTGACGACCCACTCGGACAGGTTCTCGTGCTCGGACGCGGCCTTCCTGACCTCGTCGCTGTCGAGCATCTTGAGCTGCTGGTTAAGCATCTCCTCCTTGTCTGCGGCGAGCGCGGACTTCTCGGAGAGGTCGACCATCTTCTGACGCGCCGCCTCAAGGTTGTCCGGGTTTATCTTGAGGGAGCGATCGCACGCCTCAATGTCGGCGTCGAGCTTCTTTATCTGCTCATCGACGTCCTTGACCTTTACCGAGAGCGCCTGGAAATCGTCCGACTTCTCGGCGGTCGACACGGTGTTGAGTTCCTTCATGGTGCGCGAAAGGGACTCGATCTCGGACTGCGTGCGCTGGATATCGACGGAGAGGCCCTGGAACTGCGACGCCTTGCCGAAGGCCTCCATGTTCGCACGCGCCTCGCCGTATTGATGGCTGAGTTCGCGAATCCTCATCGTCTCGTCACCGAGGTCGACGCCCATCTCGGACAGCTTGTCGAGCATGGCGTCAACGGAATCAGTGCGGAAGGCGTCGTGGAAGTCCATCTTCTTGAGTTCGGTCACGGTCTTTATGACGGACTTCGGGATCTTATTGTCAAGAGACTGATTGACCTCGTTGAGTTCCTGCTTCATCTCGGCGAGCGGCAGCTTCATGATATCCTTCGCCTGATCGACGGGGATATACCACGAGAGTTTTTCGGCTCCCTCGTTCGACATGGCCTTGTTCCACACCGAGTACGCCTTCTCAAGCGTACCAGTGAGGTCCGCGTAGCGTTTGCGGGCGTTCGCAGCGGCAAGCTCGACGTTGTCCGTCTCGTCGGCGAGCTGCCTGATGCTCTTGGTCGCCTTGACGATGTTGCCTGCGTCGTCCGCCTTGAAGATATCGACGTTCGTGTCGCCGAGCTGTTCGAGCGCGGTCTTCATGGTCTTGGTCTGCGACTGCAGGGCCTCCATGCGCTCGGCGGTGAGCTTGAGTCGGGTGTCGAGGTTACCCATGTCGGACGGGTTGAACTGCATCGCCCGCGTAATCTGACGGATTTCCTTCTGCAGGACGGACGCAGCCTTGGTGGAGCTTCTGAGGGCGTTGTTGAGCTTCGTGGTGTCGCCGCCGATGCGGATCTCAAGGCCTGCGTACTCCGCCACTTTTACCCTCCTCGGTAAGATTAAAGGCGGACGCCCTAACCGAGCATCCGCCGTATGTCGTCCTGCGTCGCCTCTTTGACGGCGCCGTCGCTTTCGTCCTTGTTGTCCGCATCGCGCTCGCGCATGGCCTCGAAGTCCCACGCGAGTTCGCTGTAGGTGACCTCGAACAGGTCGCGGCGGGTGTAGCCCAGCTTCATAGCGGCCAGACACATCGATGTGTACGTCAGCCGCTTTGCGCCGTCGCCGCCGTCTGCGCCGTCGCTACCGCTTGCGTTTCCGTCCGCTGGACTGCCTGTTGACCGAGTCGTAGAAGGCGGAAATGGACGGAAAGGAGGCATCGACCTCCTTGTTGATGAGGTAATGCCTGTGGAACAGGTCGATATCGTCCACGATGTGCGCGTTGACGAACTCGTCGTAGTCAGTCTCGACGGGCGCGACCGAGTCGTTGAGTCCCGCCATGTCCGCGACGCGCAGCATGGCCCAGAAGGCGCGCGAGTCGGCGGACAGGTTGAAGCCGAGGTCGCCCGCGTCGTTGTTGATATCGTCCACGAGGGACTTGTGCAGCGAGCGCGGGTCCTCGCGGAAGGCCTGCTCGTAGAACTCGAACGTCTTCATGGCGCAGATGGCGACGTGCTCATCGTCGCCCTCGCCGAACCTGATGGGGTTGGAGTCCCACTCGTCGGAACCCTCACCCACGTGCTTGAACCTTACCAGCATGTATGGCACTCCTGTTCAGTGTCGGTGAGAGCGGGGAAGGGGGCGGAACAGGCGCCGCCCTCCCCCGCGTCTCGGCTTTTGTGTGGTCGCTACGCAGCGGCCTTGGCGGGCGTCGGCACCTTGGTGAACCAGGCGGCGTAGCCCTTGGCGTCGGAAGCGGCGGAACCCTTGACGATGTTCTTCTTGGCGCCGCCGAAGTCGAAGTCCTTGCCGATTGCCGTGAACTCAAGGTCCTCGGTATCGGGGTCGGTGGAGTCGGACTTGGTGTTCGCGGACGCGACGGGACGCTGCGCGGTCACGTTGTAGAACACGTAGCGCTTCTCGTCGGCGTCGCCGGAGACCTCGTACATGAGCGCGAAGGCCTTGGGCTGCGCGTCGGACAGCTCGACCTGGACGCCGTTGTCGTCAACGACCTCGCCAAGCACGTCGACCTTGAAGGCGTCGGGCACGAGGGCCATCGTGAGGGTGCCCGTGTAGCCCGAGTTGGTCGCGGGCAGGGTCCAGTACGCGATGTTGTCGGCGTAGAAGATGGTGGCGTCGGAACCCTCGCGGTTGAGGGTCAGGGACACGGCGCCGGGGATGTGGACGGGAGTTGAGTAGCCTTCATCGGACACGAGAGCGTAGTAGACGTTGCTCAGGCCGAAACGGACCTTGGATGCTGCCATGTTGCATCCTCCTTATTCTCTGGCTTTGTGATACGTGAAATCGAACTGCTCGATGTGGCACTGCTCCGACTGCGACCATGCGCTCGTCTGCTCGACGGGGCCGAAGGCCCTGCAGGCATCGAGGATCGCTGACTCGTACTTGTCGGTGGACACCTTCTCGAACAGGTCGACGTGGACCCTCGGGGTCGAGGCGTAGTTGTCGTTGTCCGCGACGAACTCGCCCCGCGACTCCACGGTGTAGATGAAGAACGGCGGCGACGGGGCCTTGCCGACCGCGTAGGCGTCCTGACGGCCCGGTATCCCCGTGGCGGTCAGGGCCTTGTATACGTCGGACTTGACACTCACGTCAGACCCTCTTTCAGGTATTCGAGGACGAACTGCGGCACCTTCTCGAAGGTGTCATCAGCAGCGGGCTTCACGTGCGGGAAGGCCCTTGTGCGCCTGCCGCCGAGCGTGGCGTGCCCCTTCTCAAGGAGATGCACGAGACCTGGCTTGCGACAGTAGATGTGCCCCTCGACGGTGCCGCTCGACGGTCGCGTGGTGCGGTATGTCCACATCTTCGGGTAGCCCGTGTGCTCGCCCCAGCCGTAGCCGGAGGCGTTCTCGCGGACCTCGTCGCGACCGTAGATGCAGCCCTCGCGGGTACCATTGAAAAGGGCCTCGCCTGCCGCTTTATAGATATCGCCCATGAGCGTGTCGAACGTGGTGGAGAAGGCATCGTCATCGACGTAGAACTCTCGACTCACTGCCTGCTCACCGCCTCGTGTGTGGGACCGCCTAGCTCGTGTGTGGAACCGCCTCGTGTATGAGACCGCCTAAATGTCAGCCGCCTCGTCGTTACGGGCGTGGCGGGAGAGCGTGAGGACCGTGTACTCGCCGCTGCGCGACGCCTCCACGTCCATCTCTGTGCCCTCGAACACGGCCTGCGTCTGACCCGTGTAGTCGAGCGCCCTCACCTGGACCTGCGCCTCGGGCTTGTTGCCGATTGCTGCGGCGGTCGCCCAGTAGGTCTGACCAGCCCTCATGACGTTGCAGAAGACCTCAGTGTCGACGGGACCGCCCTCTATCTCGTTGCCCTCGTCATCGACCGTCATGAGCGAGTCGACGTCGCGCAGGACGATAGTGGAGTTCCATCTCATGCGCCCACCGCCGTGTACGGCACCGTGATGATGCCGACGTAGGGCGCGACGCCCGTGACCGTGGCGAGCGCGGTACCCGCTTTCAGGTTGTGCTCGTAGGACACGGTGTAGTCGTTGCCCTCAGTGAGTTCCATGAGGTATGCGCCGCCGACTGGGTAGAGGACTTCCAGCGTCGGCATGTCGCCGGCCTTCGCCTCCCCCGTGACGCGGGCGGTGGCCTTGGAAAGGCTGCGCTGCCCGTAGACGGCGTTGTGCGACGAGTTAAGTATGGTCGCCACCATGCTGTCGTAGACCTTGAGGAAACGGTCGGCGTCGTCGTTGTCGTAGCCGAAGTTCGCCTTTGCGTAGACCACGACCGCCTGCCTCGCGAGCGCGGGCAGGGAATCAACGTCGGTGCCGAGCCAGTCCGCGGACACACCCTTGACGAGCATGTCGTGGATGGCCGCGGACATGAGACCAGTGACCTCGGAATCGGCCTTGTCGGTCGAGAGGCGCAGGGCGTTCTTGACGCTCTCGAACAGCGGGTGCTCGTTGGTGAACCCGTCAAGCTCCTCGATTGTCATGTGTCCCGCGCCCCCCTTCCTAGGACTCCTGCTTCTTGGTCGTGCGCCGACGCATCGGCTTCTTGGGCTGCTGCCGCGACTCGGGCGTCTCGGGTTCAGTGACAGCCACGCGGACGGCGCCCGCGGGCTGCTTGCCCTCCTCGAACTGCCACATGACGCCGCGCCAGCGGTACAGTGCCAGCTTCGCGGCCATTAGGCGGTCGCCACGGTGATGTCGCAGAAGGCGGCGGGGCGCTTGACCGCAAGCACCTCGCGGATCTCTGCACGGACGGTGACGAGGTTCTTGGAGAAGTCGTCCTGGTCGGAGTTGGTGGACTCGACCTTGACGCCGTCGCGCTTGCTCACGAGGTCGGCGGCGTTGAAGGCGCCGACGAGGACGTGGTTGGCGGTGACGGCGGCGGACTTCACGAAGGTCATGCCGAACAGACTGGTCACGTCGGAGTCGCCGAACGGGGAACCCGCGACGTACTCGTTGGTGGTCAGCTTTGTGCCGCGCAGGGTCTTCCAGATGGCGGGGGTTACCGCGACGGCGGTGGCGGGCATGCCGGACTGGTCCTCGACGTCGGCGGCGGCGGCGATGATGGCGTCAAGGATGGAGATGGCGTCGTTCTTGACGCCGGTGGCCTTCTGGATACCGGAGGTCGCGAGCAGGGTCTTGACGGCCTGCTCCTGACGGGCGGCGTTGAGGTCGTCCACGAGGTCGCCGTTGATGGCGGCGGCGAGGTACGGGTCGTCCTCGAACAGCTCCTCGGTGAGCTTGATGATGCCCGTGACCTTCTGCAGGGTGACGGACTTCTGCTCGTAGACGTAGTGGAGCTGGTTCTTGGCCGCACCCTCGGCGGTCAGGCCCGCGGCGCCCTCGGTGGAGCCGTAGGAAAGCCAGCTGTAGACGGGCTGGTCGACGGTCTTGCGACCGAACAGGCCGAGCACGGCGAGCTGGGGAGCGGGCTTGTCGACCACGGAAGTGTCGAACTCGGTGGCGGTCAGGCCTGCGACGGTCTGGACGTCGGTCGCGGCGCGGAAGGCGGGAGCGACGTAGCGGTTGCCAGCGGCGTTCTCCTTGTGGGCCTCGCGGTACTGGACGAAGTTGGCGCCGAGCGAACGGGCCTGCTTCTCTTCGGGCATGGGAACCTCCTCGGTCTCTTCGACCGCCTCGGTCGCGGCGACGGGCGCGCCTGCGCCCTGCTCCACGAACTCTCGGGCGGCGTTGCGGGTGTGCGCCAGCTGAGAGCGGCGCTGGTCCTCGGCTGCGATCACGGAGACCTCCGCGTCGATGGCCGAAATCTGCTCGTCGGTTGCGTCCTCGGGGACGGCCTCGGCGAGTCCGAGCACCAGGGAGCGGCGCGTCTCGTAGTTCTCGGCGCCCAACTCGCGGTACTCGCGGGAAGTCATGGGTTCAAACTCCATGTTATCCCTCCTAACGTAGTTGCATGAATCGGACTTGCGCGGCCTTGGCCTTGAGCGCGAGGAGCGACCTCTTGCGTGCCAGTTCCGCGAAACGCACTTGCGACTCCCGCTTCTCCCTCTCGATCACTCCGTCTACGAGGGAACGTGCGCTTATCTCGGTGTTCGGGTCGGCGGGGTACGAGACCGCGCTGACGTCGAAGCACTTCGAAACCCTTGTGATGGTGGACGTGACCCTGCGGTTGGTCGCGTCCTCGACCCACTCCTCGCCGTCAGGGGCGATGGTGAAGGCCCACGACATGCGGGTGACGAGGCCCGCGTCTATCTGCTCCCACATCTGGCGCGAGAGCGTGGTCTTCGACAGGTCCGCCGCGACGAACAGGCCGTGCTCGTCAGGCTCGATGATGAGCGTGTGGTTGGACTGACGCGCATAGACCTGTCCCGCATGGTCGTACTGCATGATGACGTCGTCCATCACCGTCGCGCCGTCGAAGGCGCTCGGGGAGACGACCTCCCAGTACTCCCACCCGTCGCGCTCGAACAGCAGGTACGGGTCGTTGAACGTGCTGGCGTAGCCCTCGACGTAGTAATCGGTGTCGAAACGTTTTGACACGCCCTCGCCGACCGCCGTGAGCGGCATCGCCATCGAGCGGTACTGACGCTCGTCGGGTTTTGCTGGCATATCAGTTGCTCCCGTCCTCGTCGCCGGAGCCGTAGGCGTCGGCGTCGTTGTATATCTGGTCGTCGCCGCCGAGGTCGAAGTCGGGGTCGTCGGACGGGTCGGACTCGATGACGCCCTTGCCGCCGCTGGCGAACACGACCTTGCCGTCGCGAGAGAGCTGGTAGAACTCGCCGCGGACCATGAACACGTCCATGCCGTCGATTGGCGGCAGGTTGAGGACCGCGCGGCCCTCGTTGACGGTCATGACGCCGCAGCCCGTCATGTCGCGGACGATGTTTCGCTTGGTGGCCGCGCCCATGAACTGCAGGCGGTCCGCGCCGAACTCGACGCGGTTGCCCGCCTTGACCTGGCGCTGCGTGAAGCACGCCTGCGTGAGGCCTTGCGAGAGCATGAACGCGAACGGCTCGACCTTGCCCTCGTAGTAGCTGTCCCACTTGGCCTCGTCGCACGTGTTCTGCAGGATGTACTCGTTGCAGCCGAAATAGCTGTAGACGTGCTTGTCGATGCGCTCCATCTCGTCGGTCGAGATGGTGTACGTGCTTGCCTTGACCTGCTGGATGTTCTCGAATGTGTTGTCGTAGGTCATGAGCACGGTGTCGTTGTCGGTGAAGTTGCGCGCGTAGAACTCGTCGCGCTTCCTGCGCTGGTCCTCTGGCGCGACCATGCCCGTCACCTTGCCGATGTACATGATCTTGCCGCCGAGGTCGATTGCGTTCTTCTCGGCCTGCACCTGCGCGTTCAGGAGGTCCATCGTGTGCCGCAGGTTGTTCTTCGTCCCGAAGTAGTCGGATAGGTACTGGTACTTCGAGATGCAGCAGACCTTGCGCGCCTCGATGGCGTACACGTCGCCCGCGGGCAGGCGGAACCTCGCCCACATCTCGCCCTTGTAGTCGACCAGCTCGCACGTGTCGCACTTGAGCGGGAAGAATCCGTTCGGCTCGCCGTTCGCCGAGTAGGTCGGCACCACGAAGGCGGTGCAGTCGACCTCGTATATGGTGGCGAGGCGGTAGAGGAAGCGCGACCACGTCATGTAGGGACTCGGCCACGTCTCGAAGGCGCGGCGGATGCCGGGGTACGCGTCGCCCGAGATAGACGGCGTGAGCTTGGAGCACGAGACCGCGAAGGCGTGGACGCACGCGCGGGTCAGCTCCATCTCGTAGACGCCGCCGCGCCACGTGGTGAAGGCGGGCGCGTAGTCCGTGATCGTCTTGAAGTATGGCGCGTACTCGGCGTCCTTCCTCGGTCTGCGGAACAGCTTGTCCATCAGCCCCACGCGGCGTCCTCCCCTCGCGGAAACAAAAAGGCCCCTCGTCGGGGCCTCTGAGAAATATCGCATCATAGCTTTTCTACAGTTTTCGACTGCACCGCGCAAATAAA